CACCCTCAAGCAATGCCCGGATGGCGGAATTGGTAGACGCGCACGGTTCAGGTCCGTGTGCCGCAAGGTGTGGAGGTTCGAGTCCTCTTCCGGGCACCACTACAACAGACCCGAAAGCCCAGTAACCACCGTGTTTCTGGGCTTTTTTGTTTTTTCTTGTCGCAATTTTGTTGCCATTTCATACCGTCCTACCCCTCATTGTTACGTTGACACACTTTACACACTGCGACAAACTTACGGCTGGCTTACGACAAATCATCCGGTATTACGACAGTATGGCAAGCATTCGAAAACGTGGCGATTCTTGGTTATGTGAAGTCAGGCGCAAGGGCATTTTTAAATCCGCTACCTTTCCAACTAAAACTCACGCCCAAACATGGGCCACCAAGATCGAGGCGGATATTCTAGCAGGAAAGACAGGTTCAATTCCCAATAAAACCTTTGGCGACCTTTTAACCTATTATGCTGAAAATATATCTGTTAAGAAAAAAGGCGAGCGATGGGAGGTAGTGCGCATTAATAAATTTCTGCGCAATGATATCGCCAAAGTGAAGCTGGCTGATTTGAGTGCAACTGATTTCGTGAAGTGGCGCGATCGATCTTTGGAGACACTTGCAGGGTCGTCGGTTAAGCGCGAACGCAATCTATTGTCTAATGTGCTTACGATTGCTGTGAATGAGCTCAAGTGGCTACATGACAACCCGCTGCGTGGTGTAAAGATGCCCAAATCGAATCGGGCGCGCGATCGGCTGATATTGGAGGATGAATTGGAGAAATTGAAATTTGTGTTGAACTACGATAAGGATAAAAAGCCAGTCACTATCAACGCCAGAATTGGGGTCGCGTTACTTTTTGCCATTGAAACGGGTATGCGCATCGGTGAAATTTGCGCATTGCAATGGAAAGAGGTATTTCTTGCCAAGAAATATTGCAAGGTCGCCGGGATTGAAGTAGGCGCGGGCAAAACCGAATCAGCGCAGCGCGATGTCCCTTTATCACCCGAAGCGATCCGGCTGCTGAATCAAATGGGAACAGACGGTGGTCGCGTTTTTGATCTGAAATCAAGCCAGGTAGATTCGAATTTTCGTAAAGCCAAGGCGCAAGCAGGAATCGAAGATTTACACTTCCATGATTCCCGCGCCAACGCATGCACCAAGCTTTCCAAAAAGATTGATATTTTGTCTTTGGCTAGAATGCTAGGACACAAGAATTTATCCCAGCTGCAAGTCTACTATCGCGAAACAGCTGAAGACACAGCGGCCAAGCTTTAGCTATTTCACCGGCAATTGTTCAGCCGTTGCCCATTCCTGCCAGCGCATCAGCGTTAAGGCGTCACTGGCGCATCGCTCTGTGAATTCTCGGATGCTCTGACTGCTTTCGCCAATTCCAAGTTTTGCGGTGGTTGCATCAGTTCCACCGGCACAGTTGGTTTGATCGTGATTACCGGGTTGTTGACTGTGCAGCGCAAAGCCATTGGGCAACAAGCTATGAGTGGCAATGTAGCCATCAATAGCAGTGCGACCTGCTTGAGTTTTGACCGCATCAATATCTTTTTGGTGTTGTAAAACTTGCGCATCGTGTGCCTCCTTATCGTGTTGTTTTGCTTCGTCAGATGCTTTCTTTTCTGCATTTTCTTCATTGTTCCATTTGCCTTGTGTATCTGCCTGCCCTTCCAAAAAACCTTCATGATGTGCAAAAAAGTACACGCTGATGCATATCGCCAGTGTTGTGATTATTTTCCAATTACTTTGGAGCATCTGTAGTATCAGCATTTGATCTCTCCGGTCTTGATTCTGTATAAACTTTAAAAACGAAACCCTGTAAGGCTGAAATCGGGGCGGTGACAGCGGCAATGATCGCGGCCTCTTCCAAGCCTGATTTGGTCGACGTGCCCGCAAAGTGTGCCGCCCATTCAAATGATTTCCAAGTCATGTAGACGGTGATGAATAAAATTACGCGCCTGTTTACCCCGTAGGGATCAAGAAACGCTTTTAAAAATAATTTAAGCACCTTCATCGCTTGTCGTCATCCCATAAGAGCATCAGCATATAAATAATAATGAATACCAGCGACACCATCGTGACGATGTCGCGAGTATTGAAATCGCTATTTCCTAACAATTGAACGTATCCTGTTCCGGCATTCTTTTTGCAATCGGCACATTTGCATTGGGAATATAAAAACGCTTGCCAGACTTCGGGGCCAACGGCGAGAAATGCACCCAGGTTGGCGTCCACTCAAAACGTTCGCAATAAAGCCCGGCTGCTGCCAGCTTTTCGATGTTGTTGGCCACCCAGCGCGCCAGGTCGCGTTTGGGTGTGTCGCGAATATCGGCGGCTTGAGCGCTGATGTGTTTGGAAGATCTTCCGCTATTAGCGGTGACGTCATTTACCTCTAATGGCCGCCATCCGGATGCGATACCCAAAACGATGCCAGTATCCCGAGCAAAATCAGCAAGCAAACCGTTAACCACGTTAACCGTGTGTTGTCCGTTAAATTGAATAACATCCGTAAACTCTTCAGGATATTTCGCATCGCGCCCCATCCAGTAATCAGTCAAACTTATCATGTAAATCTCCTTTAATCGTCTTTGCGTCTGCCGTGCTTCACTCTTCGCTGGTCTTCGCCGTCACTTCTTAAAACGATGAATAGCATCATGTAAAAAAATGTGGTGAAGACGCAGCCACCTATCCAACCCAGTACCAAACTATCAAGACAGCCATCCAACTTAGTATGTATAACCGCGGCAGCAATCCATGCAAAAAGAAATGTGCCAATAATTGATGAAATTCTGGCGAAAATAGACGTGTCTTTAGCATTCATATCACCTCTTGTCTTGCTTCTGATCGATCTTGTTTTCAATGCGGTCCAGTGTGTTATCAATCTTTGATAACGCATCGCGCATTTGGCTTTCAAGATGTATATCGCTGACTGCCAAATGCGACACATCCGATTCAAGCACGGCTACCCGTTTATCCATTGTCATGAGCCACGTCACCAGGGAGATAATGGCTAGCCCCGTGGTGATGATGTGCCCTACCGAAATATTCTTTTCCAAATGCCATTCTGTTTTGCTGTTTCGTCTTTCGTTCTGACGTCTTTCTTCAAATTCTTCCATGGTCACTTTCCAAAATTATATTTGCGCGCCAAGAAAACCAGATTCAACGAACCCTTCAAAATGGGTGAATAGTTGATCACCGACCAACCGTATTCGCCACGCCAGCACGTGCCGTCACTGTTGTCTTTAATCCAGACCATCTGCCATACGCCAAATCGATCAATGGCCAGGTAAATGCCTGCGATACCATAAATTCCGTCATGTATGAGAGGATTGCCGAAGATCTGGGGTGCGTCTTGTACGGGTAGCCCTGCCAGTGATTGATAACCGTAAGCGGCATTCCTGCGAATGTAGGAAGCTGCCAACCTAAAATCAGAATAGGTCGGGTTCGATTCTTTCCAGCTGGCATCGCCTATTGCCAGGTTGTCCGCCGGCTGAAATATAGATTTGAATGGCTGGCGTAGATTGCCGTCTTTTTTAAGGCTCAAAAGGCAGATTATTTCAGCGCCTAGAATGGCTATCAGTGCAATTTGAATACCTAAAAACCATTCAACGATAAACAGCGGAATGGTGATGATCAGCAGCAAATATCTCATTTTTTTACCCCGTAGAATGATTGGCCGCCTAGCCTTACGCCGCCATAAATAATGTCGCGCTCATAAATCGGGACGCCAAGCGCTGCCATTGCCTCTAAAAGAATCTTGTCGCAGGTTGCGCGGTCATAAGGTGTCACGGTATATAAATAATCATGAACAATTGCGGCTGGCGCATAAGAGCCATCGGGCGGCAAAAAATCCCACAAGATGCGGGGTATCGATGCCAGGTCGGTAACAAACCCTTCGGGTACCGTAATAGCAGCTCCGTTGGTATGCTGGCTGCATGCATAAACCAGAGGATCGATCACGCGAAACTGGTAATTCCCCAGCATTTCCAACTTCGGGTTTTCGTTAAATTTGGCTACCATGTTATTGCCTGCACCGATGCCACATTTGAGGCCGCACGAATCAACGCCTTTTGTGTTTGCTTGTGAACAAATAGAGAATTGCCGCGCGCAAAGATCGATGCGCATAAGCCCGCGAATTGCGGGTTGGTCATGGCAACGTCATTATTGTTTTTGTCATACCAGCCCACCCCGTTTGAGCCGAGTGATGCGCTCAAAATGGATAATGCCGACGTCATCAAATCTGTTGATGCCTTATCAGCCTGAAATGTTGTGTTCATATAGGCTATATCAGCTTGATTGGCTGCCTGATAACTGCTTTCCATTAAAGCCAACTGAGTTTCTTGAGCATCTGCCAGGGCTTTTGGCAATGACGAAACAATTACCCATGCGCCGTTCTGAAAAAAACAGCCTGCATTTTGCGGATCGAATGCCGGGGGTGCAATCGGTGTGGATTCCATCCAATCAGATGGTGTGGCTACGTTGATAAATTCGCCCGTGTGCGGGCTGTAGGCATAGTTCATATTGGCACTCCTAGTTTATTAAGCAGGTTGAAAGAGTTGGCCCATTGCGCATGTCCGCGCCATGAAGCAAAAAAACGAAACAAGGCAAGGTCATCGCCCGCTTTGCGGTATTTATTGATCTTGCGTTTGGCTGAAATAACCGTTTGTTTACGTAATAATTTATGAGTTGGCCAAATGCGATAGCCCAGCCAGTCAACACCGCTGGTGACTTTGCCGATACTCCATTTGGAAAACACCAGACTAATCGACGCTTCGCAAAACCACTTTAGTCCGACCTGCAACACAGACAGCGCCTCACGGCTGTGCGCGAACACAATTGTGTCGTCCATGTAGCGCAACCAAGTTTTGATATGCAGCTTATGAGTCAAATAGCGATCAAGGATATGGCCATACACATTGGCAAATAACTGGCTGGTGAGATTTCCGATCGGCAATCCTTTTCCAGTCTCGGGTAAGAAAGTCACAATTAATTCCAGTGTTGCCGGACAACTGATTTTGCGGTGAATCTCCCTGTGCAATACAGCGCGATCGATGCTGGCGAAATATTTAGAGAAATCCATTTTTAAATAGTGCGTAAAACCACGGCGCATGGTTGCCTGCGCCTCGATCACGGCAACGTGTGTGCCACGACCTTTGCGGCATGCAAAGCTATTGGGCAAGAATGTACTGTCAAAGATGGGCTCGATCACCGCGCAAAGCGCATGCTGTACCACACGATCAGCAAAAGGCAGTGCTGATATTTCGCGTTTCTTGGGCTCGTGCACAAAGAATATCTTGGATGGTGATGGTTTGTATGTGCCATCTGATATCGCGGCCGACAGCGCACGCAGATTCGCGCCTAGGTGTTGTTTGAATTGCAGATAGCCAGCGCTATAGCGCTTGCCTTTGGCTGCGCGCTCAAATGAGCGATACAGATTTGGCATGCTGGCAATTTCTGCAATCAAGTTTTTATATTTCTTACCCATATCTACCTTTTAAAATTCAGTTGCAAGTGCGTCTTTTGAAATTTCCTACTCAACGTTCTCTTGACCCCGTAATGTATTTGCCTAAGCAGGGTGGCGAGGCTGACCATAAAACTCATGATCTGCACCGGTAGCCTTAACTATTCGATGCGGGTAAAACTTATCGTCACAGGCGGCACGCAACCCAATGTTCCAGTTCGAGTTCCACGGGTTGTTGTTCCAGTTGGAAGCACGAGAGCCAGAGGTCGAGTTCGTGCGCGTACCGCTTTTATCCTCGTTCACCCTTTGCGCTTTTGGTTTTAATCCAAGCGCCTAACATCTTGCCGACTTCAGCCAGGTGAATGCCGCTGACCTCTGACTGATGCCGACTGATTAATTTGCGCTTGCCGTCCGCCAAAAATCGCACCATGTATCTCAAATCGGATAGCCCAGCATCTGCCGTATACAGCTTGGAAATCTGCCCAGACTTACCGGCTTGAGAAAACATACTGACTTGCTCAAACATCGATGCAATCAATCGATCACGTGCGATCGAATGCGTGCGGCGAATGTTTAAAGCAATCGGATACATATAATTTATGAACCCTTCAAATTTTTCTGTTATTGCAAGCTGGCGTTGGCTTGCAAATTCATCGTGTAAAGTCTCCACTCGCTTGCGCTCGTTCTACAGGGAAATCATGTGGTCACAGGCGGCACGCAACCCAATGCTCCAGTTCGAGCTCCACGGGAGGCTGCCCCAGTTGGAAGCACGAGAGCCAGAGGTCGAGACCGTGCGCGTACCGCCAAGAATGACGCGAACCAAGCCGTAAGTACCGGCAGTAAAAATCTGCCCTCGACCGGATCCAGTTGTACCTGTGTTGCCGTTCACGTCTTTCCATGAATATGCGCCGGTAATATCTGAGTAGGCATTTGAATCCTGCCCCCAAATCCACTGATGACCTGATGCCTGCTCGATACCGTATCTGCTGGTATAGCCTGCATTCCTGAGCGTAGTTGAATAGGTTGATGCAGTTGCATCGATCGTTTGATTTTCTGTTACGCCAAAAGCCGCATCGACAAATTCATGTTCCCAGGGCAAACGCTTTCCATTTGCGCGCGCGAGCTCGTTTGCGACCCACCAGTTCAATGATGGATAAGTAGTTGAGCCGTTACTGTTGAAAACCGCCGGAATAATTGGCAATACGGTTCCTGATGCGATGTTGGTACCGGCCTTGCTGGTGCCGTTCGTGGCTGTGTTGGTGTTGCATAAATAAATATCTAACCAGACTTGATTGCCAAC